GTAATGATTATGATTGTAGAATCAACATGACTGGTACTGGTAGATACTATATAAACTTCGACTATGACAGGGATTATGATATCAATAAACAGATCCTAAAAATAAAAAGAACAAATCCAGAACTAGGACTTGTAGAAAAAGTTCGAGAATATAAACTAGATGAAATAGATAATATAAGAGGTCTTGAGAGAGAGGCCCTTAGACTAACAGAGAAGCAATCTAAGAAATTACAGGTAAAACTAGACTTGGATTATAAGCCTGAGTACATTTCATCTAAGTTAATTCAGGATTGTATGGCTTTTGGAGATGACCGAGTAAAAGATTTGATTGTAGATAAGAAGATTGAATCAGTTGCTAGTGGTTTTATGAATTATATTTTCAAAGCTAATAATAGAGGTAATTTCTATACAACCTGGAGTAATATTAGACATTATTGGACTAAGTATGGTAAATTACAAGATACAGTTAATGTAATTACTATGCTTTGTGCTAGATACTGGAAAGGAAGCAGTAGTTCAGATAAGGGTGGTAATGATCCTCAAGTCAGTCCAGGTATTAATGCCATGAACTTACAAAGCTTGACAAATAAGATTCAGATACACCCATCAGTTGCATATAATAGAAGTTTTTCTGACTTAATCTGTATTGGTGCAACTCCTATTAATGGTAATATTGGTATTCAGAATGCATTAACAGTTAGTACTCATATTACTGACACTGATGTATTATTTGATTGCTATGACCTCAAGTTTAATAAAATAACAATTCCATACTTAGATTACTTAAATCATAAAGTATGTGCATCAGAGTATGTAGACTATGAGACTAATACAATTAAACCTGATGCAAATGGAATGGTTGAGGTTAAGCACAGAATGAAGCGCAAGACAGTACCAGTTGATGAGGTAGAATTTATAGACTTACATCCAGATTATAGATTATCTGAAGAAGTTAGAAGAATACCTTTCATCAATTATACTGATAGCGTTCGTATTCATATGGGTTCTAGTATGTTAAAGCAGGCTATCCCATTACCATTCGCAGAAAGACCTTTGGTTGATACAGGTAATAGCGA